CGTCCTGCTCTTCGCGGCTCATCGCCATAGCATCACTCCTTGTTGCGCGCGCTGATGGCGCGGGCCTTGGACTTGGCGTCTTCCTTGCTCGACGCGCCCCATGCGCGCAGCGCCAGGGCGAGGCGGGTCGGCTTGCCGTTCTTCTCCATCGGGCCGGGCATGTTGCCCATGCGAGCGAGGAACGAGGCGCGGCGCGGGTTGTCGCCGGACTTCACGGGAGCCTTGAGCGTGCCGCCGGTCTCGGCCTTGTACGAGGCGCGGCCCTTCTCGTTGAGCCCGCCCTTGGGGTTCTGGCCTTCCTTGCGTTGCCAAGCCGGGCTGCTCATCGCTTGTTCTCCGGCTTCGCGGTCTTCGCGGCCTGTTTGAAGTCGGCCTCGCTCGGCCTGCCCTTCTCGCCGGGGCGCTTCATCTTCTCGCCGGAGCCGGCCTTGATCCGCTCCTGCTTGGCGAGGATGTTGGCGTAGAGGCCAGCCTTGTTCATGGCATCACGCCGAGAAGATGCCGACGGCGAGGACGGTGACGCCCGCGCCGGTCGTGATCTTCCACGGGCCGGTCACCGCCGCCGCTTCGATGTCCACGTCGTAGACGCCGATCGGCGTGTTGGCCGGGATCGACAGGATCGTGGTCGAACCGTCGATCACCGAGACCGTCGAGGTCGCGGCGGTCGCGACGGCGACGACGAGGCGGTGCAGGTAGTCGCCCGCCGCGCCCGTGCCGCCGAGAACCTGGTTCGACTGCGAGACCGCGACGGTCTCGTACTGGTAGCGGTAGGGGTAGCTGACGCCGGCCATCTGGGCCTCCTCAGGAAAGGAATCGGAGCTTGTAGATCGTCGCGTCGATCAGCGAGGCGATGGTGTCGATCTCGTTCTGCAGCTCGCTGCGCTCGGGCAGCTTCTTGCGCGCCTTCTCGACGTACGACTTCTGGTCCTCGAAGTACGCGACCATCGCCTCGGGGCCCTTGCCGCGCGGGTTGTCCATGCGCGCGACGAACTTGCCGACGAGGCCGTAGCAGCCCTGATAGGCCTCGACCACGGTATCGACGAGGCCGGGGATCGCCTCGTAGTACTCGCCCACCGCCTTGTGCGCGGCATAGCTTGAGGTGGACCAGTGCATGAAGTGCGCGGCGATGGCGGTGCAGAGCATGTGGCCTGCGAACTCGCCCATCGCGGCGTGGTATTCGCTCGACTCGGTCATATCCTGGCGCTCCTGCTGCGCGTCTCGTGCGCGGCCCACATATCGTTCAAGGTGGCGGCATTGGTCGCACCGACGAGCAACGGGCGGTCGGCCCGAGGCGGCTCGACGGGCGCTTCCTCGCGCCACGCGACGGCCAGCATACGGAAAGCGTCAGCCGGATGCGAGGTCCAATCATGCCTAGGCGTCGCGCGGAAGGCGCGCTTGTCCTCGTCGTACTCGCGCTGATACTGGCGCAGGGCCTCGATACCCTCGCGGCAGCGGTCGGCGTCGAACCAGCAGCGCGGCAGGACGAGGCGCGCGGCTTGGATGCCGTCCTGCACCCCGAGGTCCGCGACGATCGTGAACTTGCCGATGCCGCCTAGCAGCGCCGCGAGCTGCTCGACCACGCTGCGGCCTCCGCTCGCCAACGTCTTGGCGCGCGCGTCGTGCGGGAGATGGTGGCGGGCGTAGCGGTAGGGCTTGCCTGCGACGACCTCGGCTAGGTCCGCGACGGTCGAGCCGCTGCTGGCGTGGTAGTCGATCAGATGCACCTCGCCGCCAGCGACCTGATAGAACCAGATGGCGGTGTCGTCGCGGTAGCCGATGTCCCACGCCGTGAACACCGGGCGATCGGGATCGTGCGGGACGCGCCCGATGCGCCCGGCGTCCGAGGCCTCGCGCATCTCGACGCCGTAGAACGCCCCGAGGATCGCGGCCTCGAAGCTGCACTCGTACTCCTGGTCGTACTGGTCCTGCGTCAATTGCGCGCGGAGCGCGTGCAATTCGGTCGGCGGCAAGATGCCCGACGCGCTGGCCGGCAGCTTCAGGCAGAACCAATCCGGCGATCGCTGCGCGGCGTCGAAGGCCTCGTAGAACTGGTTGCGGCCCTTTGGCGTCCCGCCGATCACCGCCCAGCCCGCCTTGTCGCTCAACGTCGGGCGGATGACGTTGCCCCAGACGCTCGGGCGGAAGTCGCCGTATTCATCGAGGTAGACGCCGTCGAAGCCGAGGCCGCGCATGGCGTCGGCGTTGTCCGCGCCGAACAGCTGGATCTTCGCGCCAGTGTGCGTCGTGAGCAGCAGCTCGGCCTCGTTCACGCCAGCGGTAGCGGGCGCGGCGAAGCGCTTGAGGTAGTCCCACGCGACGGACTTGGCCTGCGACCTGTACGGCGCGACGTAGGCGTAATGCGCGTGTGGCCGCTGCGCGGTGATGGCGGCGCGTATCAGGTCGTTGACTGCGGCAACCGTTTTCCCTGCGCGCCGATGCGCGACGAGGCAGGCCCAGCGTTGCGTGCGTTTGTGGAACGGGACGAATGCCTTTCGAGGCGCGTAGGGCATCCGCACGGTCTGAACGCGCGGCGCATTCATTCCGGCTCGCCCCACTCGTAGCGGATCACCTGCGGGCCGCCCTCGGGGCCGGAGTTCTCGTGGCGCTGCGTCTCGGCCCAGCGCATCTGCGCTTTGGTCCACCAGATCATCGCCGTGGTGTCGCCCTGCACGACCGCCTTGTTGAACAGCGTCTTGGCGACTTGCGCAGAGGCCTTCGCCTTCCCGACCGCTAGCTCGGTCTTGTAGTATTTGCGGAGCGTCTCGTCGCTGATGCCGATCAGCGCCGCTATCTGGTCGTGCGGTAGGCCAAGGCCCGAGGCCTGCTCGACCTGGCGGCGGCGCTCTTCGGTTGGCTTGTGCGCTGGCATGACCATGCGCGCAACCTAAGCCGAACGAAAGCCGTTGAAAAGACGGCGCAGCGCGTAAGATCGAATAAGCGAAACGGCCGTGAACAGCGCGCCAATGGCGAAGCTGTCGAACGCACTAGGATGCAAGCCGAAAAGCGGCAGGATGACCACGTTCGCGGCCACCGCCACAAGATAGCCGATCGCCACGTTGGCGCCAGCCTCGACGGCGCTCATGCGGCGGCTTTGCATCGCTCGGTCGCTACATCGGTGAAGCTGCGTCCATCGCCTTCAAGCGTGGCGGCCTGCCCGGTGAATTCCTGCCAGCGTTTGATCGCGACATCGACATAGGCCGCATTCAGCTCAATGGCGTGGCAAGCGCGGCCAGTCATTTCGGCGGCGATGATCGTTGTGCCGGAGCCGGAGAACGGCTCGTAGACGGCTTGGCCCGGCGACGAGTTGTTCTCGATCGGTCGGCGCATGCACTCGACCGGCTTCTGCGTGCCGTGGCCGTGGCCCTCGTCGTCGCGCGCCTTGATGTTCCAGACCGTCGATTGAGAGCGGTCGCCGTTGTAGTGCGCGGTCTTGTTCTTCCGCACGCCGTACCAGCAAACCTCGTGCTGATAGTGATAATGCCCACGCCCGAGCGCGAAACGATCTTTGGCCCAAACGATCTGCTGCCGAACGTCCATGTCGGCGGCGATCAAGCTGTCATGCACAACGCACTGCAGCGGACCCGGCGCGCTCCAAACGTAGAAAACATCGCCCGGGAAAAGCGCCCACGCCTCGCGCCAGTCCGCGCGGTCATCGTTCAGCACCTTGCCGAGCTTGCCCTTCGAATTGTTGACGCCGGCCTTCGCTCGCCACGCCGGGTCATACTCAACTCCGTAGGGCGGGTCCGTCACCATCAGGTGCGGCTTCACGCCGCCGAGCGCCTTCTCGACGACGAGAGCGTCGGTGCAGTCGCCGCAAGCTAGCCGGTGCCGACCTAGCAGCCAGACATCGCCCGGCACCGAGACAGGATGCTCTGGCGCTTCTGGCACCGCGTCAGGATCGGTCAGGCCCTCAGTTCCCGGCGGCGCCATAAGCGCGTCAAGCTCTTCGGTGCTGAAGCCGGTCAGCGCCACGTCAAAATTGAGATCCTGCAGATCCTTCAACTCCAGGCGCAGCAGCTCCTCGTCCCAGCCGGCGTTGAGCGCCAGCTTGTTGTCGGCGATCACATAGGCCCGCTTCTGCGCCTCAGTCAGGTGCGCCAGCCGAATTGCCGGAACGTCCTGCATCCCGAGCTTGCGCGCGGCCAGCACGCGGCCGTGGCCGGCAATGATGCCGTTTGCCTCGTCCAGCAGCACGGGGTTGGTGAAGCCGAATTCGCGGATGCTAGCGGCGATCTGCGCCACCTGAACGTCCGAATGGGTTCGGGAGTTCCGCACATACGGGATCAGCGCCGCGATTGCGACGCGCTCGATCTGGATCACAGGCCGCCTTTTGTTGAACCAAGGTTCAGAAGATTGCCCATCCCCACGCCATGCGTCAACCGCATATCGCCCTGCGTTCTTTGCAATGGTGCGCGTTCACCGGCGGTGTATGTTCTGCCCATCGAAACCGGCGCCGAGGCGCCAATTAAGGGAGGCCACGATGGCCAAGACGCTCACCCAATACCGCGCCGCCTTCGCTCGCACGATCTCCTGCGCGGAAAAGCAGATGGGCCTGCGGTACATCCGCAACGCCCTCGCCTTGGAGGGGCGCAACGACGAGCACGTCGCCGAGCTCACGGCGCGCCTGCCGATGCTCCTCGCGATGGCGCAGG